AAATGGACCGGGATGGAGTTGAATCGCTCGCAGGGTCCGAAGGTGAAGGTCGTGATGACCGACCCCAAGCCCTGATTAGCCAAGAACTGCACCGTGTAGGAATCCCCCTCAACTGCTCCACTTAGTGCTGCGATGGTTCCCGATAGTTGTGCAGGTCCGCACCCGAATCGTTGAATGTTAAAGTCCGTAGTGCCTGACAAACTTGGACTGACCGCTATGTCGTAATTGACCCCCTTGTAAGCCACACGGCCCGAAACGAGGTAGGTGTCATTGGCGGACACGGCAGTAAACTTCGTGGCGTTAATCGCAAGCCAAGCCTTGCCTCCACGGTACACAGTGAAGGCCGTAGGTGTTGTCAGTGGCTTAACGGAGTTGAACGAGGACCCGATTCGGAAGTAGGGGCTTAGGCTCCAGTCTTGGAACTCCAACTGCTCCAAGTTACCCGCAAACCCCATGACCCCGCTGACGGTGGTTACCGTTCCCGTCTGCACGACTGGAGTGTTTCCGTATTCCTCCATGAAGTCGAGGCGATATCCCGAATAATACCCGGCATGATCCACGAATCCCGTTTGGGTCAGCGTTGGCTTGGTAGGTGCAATCAGCGTTTCCACAACCTTGGCCACGTCAAAGAAACCGAAGTTGGTGGAGGGCAGTTTGTCGCACTTGAGCCGTGCAAGGGTTGTTCCTGCTGGGTTCTTGACATCGCAGACGTAGCGGTAGTTCGGTTGAGCAATCAGCGAACCGCTGACTTTGAAGAGCATCTTGTTGTAAACGGGGGTTGCTACGAGAGGCGACCCTGAAAGGACGGTTGTTGCCATTTTATAGTTTGGTTGCTAAACTGACCGATTTGCCAAGGGTTTCAGCGATGGTGTTTACCAAAACGTCTATCATTTCGGGCGATAGGGCGTTAGACATGAAGTTCGTGGCCCGTGTTCCTCGCTGGAATACCCAATAGGCAACCGACCTGCCATCCACCAATCCCTGCTCCTGCTTCGTCCGCATCCGCTTGAGTTCACGGGAATAGGTTGGCACAACTGCTTTTTCCTTGTTGGCTATCCAATCGGCCATTGCTTGGGCAGGTGGGAACTTGTCCCTGTATTGGAATGGCGACCTTGGGGCCTTTACGCTTGAGGACTTGCCTCGCACCCCTTGGTCCACGTACTTCCAATAGGGGTTAGCCATGATAGCCACGACTATTTGCTTTGCCGATAGTTCGATGTCTTCGGGGGCGATGGATGCCGATAGCGTTCCCCCTGCATTTGCGTTGGCTGCTTCAAGGTTCTTCTTCGCAAGTTCGATGACTCGTTCAATCCACTTGACCAGCACGTCGTGGGTTGGCGACTTGCCTCCACCTTTGGGTCCGACAACTGAACCAATCCCCTCCAAAGCGGTTTGGTCGATGCCCTTCATCGAACCGCTGCCGAATTTACCTACGGGTTGGCCATTCGCAAGTATGGTTGTTTCCATGTGGGTAAATGTCCCCCGTGCTGGAATGTGTAGTCAAGACAGGAATCGAACCTGTAACCTCGATGGTATAAGCATCTTGCGCTAACCGTTGCGCCACCTGACTATAAATGAAGGTTCCATACTTAGGCTTTGCGGGAAGTCACCTCCAACCCACCTCGTAGTCAGGACAGGAATCGAACCTGTATACCTTTCGGTCTCCCCCTTCCACTTAAGGGAGGGGACGGTCTAACCAATTCCACCACCTGACTAATGCAAATATACTACTTTCTTCTTGCCCGCTCCGCTTCCATCCTCTCGGCTTCCAAGATATCGTGAATCAGGAGGGCATAGTTCAGGAACTCCACCGCCTTCATAGCGAAGATGGCATCGAATTTCAGTACGTCCTTGTTTGCCATCCTCCACACCACCATCAGCCACCCGTAGCCGGCAAGCGGGCTTACGTCAACCCCTCGGCCGTCTTCATCAGGTGCTTGGAATAGTCGCTCAAAACTTTCAAGTAGGGTTCGGAACTTAGCAAAAAAAAACTGACAACGCCCCAAACGTCGCCCACCTTGGCGTGCTTCTTCATGAGTTCGGCTCGCTCCGCATGGGCAGCCCCGTCGTACTTTTTCGGGAATAATCCGAATAGACCGCCTTCCCGGCACAAGGTTGCCATGATTCGGTGAAGGTTTTGGAGCAGTTGCTTTTCGTCCGTGGTGTTTGCGTCCATTAACTCTATCAACTGCCCAGCAGTCAACTCGTCCGCGAACACCGTCGGAATCCACCACTTGCCCCCGGCTTTGAACTTTCGCTTGTAACCCAAGGCAGGCAATGCGTTCCACTCGCTGATAATGGCCTTGTAACGCTTTAGGACGCTCTTGGCGGACATTTCTCTCACGAGTGATATATCGACCCCCTCAACGATTGCGACGACCCCTGCTCGCTTGTCGTAGTCCCCAAGCACACTTGAGAACTCAATGGCTCCGATGCGTTGGAACTGGTCGATGGTTAGGTCTTGGAGTTTCATATCCATAACTTGGGTCTTGAGTTGCAACGGATTTCGGGAACGACAACCATAGGCAGGTCGTTAAGCAGGGCGAGGTTGGTCAGGATGCTTTGGTCGTGCCTGTGGTCAATAAACGATGGATGGTTCGGGTATTCGCTTGGGTCGTCATTCACGGCCTTGTCAACGTGCAGCCACTTGGACCACTCGTACATGAGGTCAATCGTGAAGTCGGTCTTGCATAGTCCGAGGAACCCTGCCTCTATCTGCATCGGTTTCTCGTTAAAGAATTGAAGGCAGTCCATCAAGGCATAGCAGTCGCCCTTGGTGTATGAGATATGGTTGTGGAAGTTTTGATGCAACAAGATGGGGTTGTCTTGCAAGTATTGCTTGGCAAACTCAAAGCAGCCATCCCCGTGCAGGTCTTGAGCGTCAAGGTAAAGCAGGGCTTCGTCCTCCTGCAAGTCAAAGAGAGCATCAAGGATGATTTGCGGTTTCCATCTCCACCAGTTGTTGCCTCTACCCGGACGTTTCTCGTCCTCGGTTGTTGTGATTGGGAATGGGTACTGATTAGCCTGCGCTCTCGCTGCTGGAAGGTATTCACTCGTTGCGTAGTTGACCCCGACTAAGTACATCTTAGAACCCGTGAGAGTTTGCGAAGGCGTGCTTGAATGCAGCCACGTTGTAGGGGATGTCAGCGAATCGCTGCGAGTATGCTCGTTCTAAAATGTGGCCGACGTGGGGAATAGCGACCAACTTCTGCTCAATGCAAGCGATGGTCAGGTCAAGGTAGGAATCGTCCCAAGTCAGCGTGTAATTGGAAGTTACAGGCACGACGGGTTGATAGAATTCCTTTGCACCCCTTCCAGTCAGTTGCTTGATGTGTGGCTCGTAATTATCACCGCACGACCAGTAAGGCACAACGTCCACAGGGACTCGGAAATAGGCGCAGTAAGCCCGTTGGTCAAAGTCGCCTGTCTTGGTGAGGTCGTACTCGAAGAGGTTCACGACATCTCCGTTCTTGATGTAGCCGTTCTTGGCTAAAGCGTACCATCCAGTCCAAGCAACGAGGTTACGGTGGCTCTCGATGTTGTCTGCTTCGTTCCTTGCAACGATATGGTCAAGGCCAGCCATGCCGTCGAAGTCCTTGAACCCAAGCATGACCCAAGTGTACGGGGCTAAGTCCTTGAACCTTCCCTCGGCTTCGCATTGCTTCACGATGTCCGTATCGTGGCAGAAGATGTAAGTTTTTGCGTTCATTTCTTGTAGAGGGTTAAAAGCATCCTGCCCCGTTGGTCCGTTGACCCCTTGGCTTCGTGTGGCTGCAGTTGGCTCGTAAGGTTGATCATCGTCAGCAGTTCGGCATCGTGGATGACCATCGTCCCACCGGGGTTGAGGGCTTTGTTGAACAAGGCAACCATTTCGGGAATCATGCCGTCCCCGTGGTCGGAATCGTGAAAGATGAAGTCAAAAGTCCTGACCTCTTGCAGGGCCATGTGGCTCGGTTGGTTGTTCCATTCGACTTTGAACTTGGACAGGAGTGCTTTGCGCTTATCCTCAACCGTTGTATCGGTATCGTAAACCACCACGTCAAGCCCGGCCAAGGCGATAGCGAGCGTCGAGTGTCCAAGGTAGGAACCGAGTTCTAAAGCGTGGCCTCCTTTGTGCTTCTTGGCTTCCTCATAGATTTCAATGATGTGGTCCACGGCCGTCGTGTAGATGTGCGAGTAGTCCAAGGCTTTGAGTTGGTCAATGTGTTTTTTCATGCTAAAAAGTTACAACGAATTTTTCAGGCGAAGGCCAGCCGGGGTTGGAGTCAAATACCTTGGTGTCGGGTTTCTTTCCTATCCAATGCTCGGCTTGGAATCGGTGGTCCCTTGCAGGTTCTCCAAGTTGCTTGATATGCTCGGACTTAGCCCACCAAAAGTTGCCCCCAAAGTACGGATAGCCTTCCGGGTTGTTGGCATCGGCCATGTGAGGGAACTGCTCCTTGGTAATCCAATGACATCCTACGGCATCGGCCTGCTCCAGCATTTGCAGGGAACGCTCCCAAGCGACCACGTTGAAGAACAGCATAGACCTGCCCCATAGTTGGGTGGTCAAGGATGGATTCGCGGCCCCCTTCGTGTGGGCGTATAGGTACACGGCTTCCTCTTCCTGCGAGGCCCGGTACATCTCGGTAAGGGTCGCCTGCTCCCAAGCGTTGGTCCGGGTTACCACGACCTTGACCTTATCAGCCACCATCGAGCCTTCCAGCACCTCCTTGACCGCTTTGCGTTGTTCGGGTGGACCGACGATGCCGACACGGATTTCATCCAAGATGTTGATGAGGCCGTAGTTGCACACGGCCATCATGTGCTGGTTGAGGATTAACTGCCAATTCCCTCCGCAATAGATGTGGTAGTAGTGGACGACTTTCATAAGGTCCAAAGGAGGGTTAGAAGCGTGATGATGAAGAAAACGGCTGCAAGCGTCTTCCCAATTTCGATTAGCAGGTCAAGGATGCGTTCGGTGTTCATATTGCGATACCAAGTAACCCACAAAGGAAAAGAGCCACCTTGTAGCCAATAATACAGGCAATAGCCGTAATGATAGTCGCACAGGTTAGCACAGTTGTAAGCATAACGAGGAACTCTATTGCTCGTTTGATATCTCGTAGGTTTTCGAGGATTACGTCTTTGATGTGCTTTAGGTTCATGGTTTTGAGGTTTAGTCCTGCAAAGTTACACCACAACATACTTCCCTGAGTTGCTAACCCTCAATTTGTTAAGGGCCACATACCGCATCGCATCGCAGGCGTGGTTGAAGGAATCAATCGGGACCCCCGTGTTCTTGCCTTCCTTATCCGTAGCCCAAGTATAGGACCGCAGTTCTTTGATCAGGTTGGTGCTATCCTTGGTAACCTGCAATTTAAAGCGTTTCAGGATGTCGATGCCGTTCCTGACCGAATCGGGGCCTTTCTCCGCTGGCTTGATGTTAAAGCCAAGTCGGTAGATTTCCTCGATGGACTTTGGTTCTGCTGAATCGGCCACTATCTCCCAAGCCCTTGTAATGCCCAAGGACCGCAACTTGTCTGCGATGTCTTGGTTGGTAAGGCCCGTGGAGTACAGTAGTTCCTGAATCAGCAGGCAGTCCCCTTGGCGGTAGATGGCGACCAATGCCGTAGGGTCGTTGCTGAAGCCCCAGTCAAGCCCAAGGGCGACGAATTTCGCTCGGCTGACATCTATACCCTCCACGACCTCGAAGTCCTCGTATATCGCACCCTGAAGCGTCCCGACCTGACCAAGGCCATAGACCTTGTACCAGTTAGCCCAATACTCCGAAGTTTCAGCCTTGACCCGTGCTTTCTCGATGAAGTCCCTTGCACTCTTGGGGCAGGCTTCGTTGTCCTTGTAGGTTAGGATAAGGAAGTCCACGTCCTCGTCTTGCATCAGTTCGGAGTGAAACCAAAACTCGTTGACCGGGTTCCAGTCAAGGATAACCGACTGCTTGGTCCGTGCTGCCAGTTCCGTGTAAGCGTGGAAGGAAAGGTTGTTGGCCTCGTTCATGTAGAGCCTGTCCCTCCTTGCACCCCTTAACTTGGAGTCATCGTCAGCCGAAAAGAACTCGATGTAAGACCCGTTAGCGAACTTGTACCGAAAGTCGGTGGCGTTCCATCGGGCAGCATTGAACCGCCCAGTAACGGTCATAATCTTCATGAAGTCCCTCATGGCCCCACGCTTGAGGTGTGGGATGGACTCGGCTACAACGCTCGTTTCCGTGTACGGATTCTTCGTGCAATGGTCAATCTCAACGGCAAGGATGGAGTACGTCTTGGATGCAGACGAACCGCCTTGTATGCCTTTGACGAACCGCTTTAACTCACGGACCTTATTTACGGCCGTGGTTCGGATGAACTTCTCCTGCTCTTTCAAGGGTCTTTATCTTTTGCAGGTACACCACCGCATCCATCAGTTCCTCCTGTAAGTGCTGAATCCACTCCATCGGGGTCAGGTCGTTGCGGTCCATAGTGGTCCCGTACTTCGCTTTGCCCTGCTCGGCTCTTGTCCTGAATTGGTCAATGACCCCCTCAACGATAGAATCAGCCATTGTCGGGGAATAGGGGTTGCTCGATGTGGACCGTGTTCTCTTGGCGTTCCACAAGGTTGTTGAGGCGTTGAGTGATGGATGGGTTGTATATGCCAGCCATGCCTCCCTTGATTTGGTCGGCTCGGATGCTTTTCTTTATACGTGAGCAGACCTCCGAAAACATTTCGTACCTGTTGTCTTTGTTCGTAAAATACTCGTCTGCACCGCTCCTGACACCCTTATCCCAAAGATGCAGAGCAAAGCCCTCCATCGTCAATGGGGCCTCCTTTTCACGATAGACCTCTATTGCTTTTGGCCCAACCCAATCTTTTACGAGGATAGGTTGTGCCTTCGTCTTGGTGCAATACTGCACGAATTCCTCCCAAAGTTGTTCGGGGGTTTCAAAAGAACGGGGTCGGCCTGTCATCAGTATTCGATTTTGTCTATGAGTTCGTCAATCTTGTCCACTATCTTCATTTTGACCGCAAACGCATTCGGGGCATTGGAATCGTCCACCGCTCCGATGCAGTCGCACAGGGTCGTTATGACCATCATCAGCGAGTCCATCCGAGCCTGCACTTGGGCTTCGTCATCCTTCGCCTTCAAGTTCCCCAAGTTCTCGGAGTTTATTTCTTGACCATGAGAGAGCCGACTTGCCACCCCACAGGAGATATGAGATGTAACCGCAGTCGGAGGTATCGTCTGCGTTGTCGTAGTAGGTTTCTGCCCGGGACAGGTAGGAGTGCATCCGCTTGATGGTTTCGATCGAGATGGGTTCGCCGTTGGCTAACTGCTGCGCCCGGACCTTGCCCGTCTGCGTCGCACACTTGTTGCCGTTCCGCTCGTTGAGTTCTATCCCCCGCTTGGCATTGGCCCGAATCTCTTGGCCGTAGTCCGAATAAGACTCGAATTGCTGCCTCTTGTGATTCTCCCACGTTGAGCCACAAACCGCAAGCCGTTGAGCCGTATCGGGGAACTCCGCATTGGCCTCGTTATTGCTCATGCAGCGACCGATGAAGCCTTCTTTGCTTTCGTTATTGTTCGGAATTGGCAGGGGCATTCAGGGGGTGGGTTATGGTGTTTTGGTTTACTTCGAGGAACAGGTCCGCTTGTAGGTAAATGTATTGAAGGGCCGATTTTACGCAGTCAGCGCACCACCAATTCGTAGGCGGTCGCCCGTGAGCGGTCAGGATGGCTTGCAGTTCCCCAACCGCATCGGGTGGGAGTCGCATCGTTAGGGATGCCACATATTGGTCCCAGTACTTCCTGTGCTTTTGGGCCACGACGAACTGGTCATTGGTCATTTGAAGGTCCATTCCCGAATGATTATTGCGGTGGCAGATGAGGCGAGGCCGAGGATAGGAGCCAAGTACCATTGGCACGTTGGCAGGGTCAGGGCAACCCCAAGCCAAAACCCGAAGCAGGTCATGCACGAAAACGGTTTCCGCTTGGCGAAGGGCAAAGCGTAGAACCATCCCGGCAGCACCCGGAACTCTACGACCGCAAGGGTCGCTAAAGCACTAATCAGGATGGGATAGACCAGTATATCCATTTGCTTCAATTGCGGTTTTGATTTTGGCCTTGGCCTGCTCTATGGAGTAGATTATTGACCTGTACGGGATGCCCGTTTCTCGGCTCATAGCCTTCATATTCCCCGTCTGCATGAGCAGGTTCAGCAGTTCTTTGTCGTACGGGAACGCTCCGTCCTTGGCCCAAGAGTCCATTTCTTGCTGGGCAATAGCCCAAAGGTCGTCAAGCAGGGAGTCGTAGTCCTTGCCCAGTTCTTGGGTTTCGGGATCCACCTCGACCCGCTCGTCATGGTGGCGGTACTTCTTGGCGAACTGGTTGTTGTTGCCCCGGTACAGGTTCATTATCAAACGAACGATGTAGAATCGCAGGTAGCCTTGAACCTGCATCTTGGTAATCTTGTCGGGGTCCTTTTCGAGCAGAATCAGGACGACCTCTTGCTCGAGGTCCTTCCAAAGCGGATTGCCCCCCGTAATGGTGAGGCAAGCCTTGCGGATTTCTCCGCT